TGAGGCCGCTGAAAAAGAACGGCAGCGACTGATAAACGCCATGCGCTCAGTCCAGGAGGACGAAGCCATGGATCTGACCCGAAAAGAGGCTCCGATTGGCTAAAGCAAAGAAAGCAACCAGTAAAGTCCCGAAAAAAGAGGCTGTACCGGCCAAAAAGGTGTTGGCAGCAACGGCACCCGTACCGCCGGAACCGCCAAAGCCCTCCAAAAAGGAACTGGCCCAGAAGGCGCTGGATACCCTCGGTGCAGCAACGCCCTCGGTAGGATCTGACGGGGAAGTGATTATCTGGCTCAAGGCAGGAGAGAACAAGATCATCGAGGACTGCCTGGTGGCGATTGTCAACAGTTGAGCTGGAAGAGGCAGTTGCCCCGACTCTGTGGCAGCCGCAGCCGGGACCGCAGGAAAAAGCCATCCGGGCTTCCTTCGTGCCGGAACTTTTCTTTGGCGGCGCTCGGGGAGGCGGCAAAACCTCCTTTCTCATGGGAGATTTCGCCTCGGATGTGCAGAAGTACGGATCGGTATGGCGCGGCATCATCCTGCGCCGGTCGTTCCCCGAGCTGGACGAGGTCGTGGAAGAGGGCAAGAAGGTTCTCTACCCCGCCTTTCCGGGAACTGAATACAAGGTAGGTGTCCATGAGTTCCGTATTCCCCATGCCACCGGAACCGTCACCCTCCGACTGCGCCACCTGGAGAGCGAGGCCGATGCCGACAACTACATGGGGCACCAGTATACCTACATCGCCTTCGATGAGTTGTGCAACTGGCCCAACCTCGGGGGCTACAACAAACTCAAGGCTTGCCTGCGCTCAACGGCCAAGATCGATAACCTGCGGGTCCGTGCCACCGGCAACCCCGGCGGCGTCGGCCACCAGGCAGTCAAGGAATACTTCATCGATGCCGGCGCACCGGAAACGATCATCCAGGACGACAAGTCGGCCATTCCCCGCATGTGGATCAAGTCGCTTGTCACCGACAACAAGATCCTGCTCGATGCGGACCCGCTTTATATCAAGAGGCTGCAGTCCGTTGGCGACCCCGAGCTGGTACGGGCCTGGCTGGAAGGTGACTGGTCTGTCTCCCTCGGAGCCTACTTCACCAACTGGAGTTCCAGACATTGCGTCATCCCCTCATTTGAAATTCCAGAACATTGGCCCCTGTTCGGGGGCCTCGACTACGGCGAATCTTCGCCCACATCATTTGGTCTTTACACCATCGATTACGACGGCCATGTCTACCGGCTCTGTGAATACTACCAGGCCGGCTCCACCGCCTCCACACATGCCTATGAGATTGTCCGGATGATCGCGGCCAACCCGCACACCAACGGCCGACGACCCCAGCAGATCTTTGCCGATCCCTCCATGTGGGTCAAGCGGAGACTGTCGGAAGTGGTCAACCAGTCGCCGGCTGACGTATTTTTGCAGCAGGGCCTTTCCCTCACCAAGGCCAACAACGACCGTGTCACCGGCTGGCGCGTCATCAACGACATGCTGGCCCAGCGCAAGCTGCATTGCTTCGACGGCTGGAACGACAACCTCTGCCGCACCCTGCCCTCCCTGCCCCGCTCCAAGAGCAACCCTGAAGATCTCGATACGCATACCGAAGATCACGCCGCTGACGAGTTGCGTTACGCGGTGATGCATTTATATCAGCCATCTCGCGCCCAGCCCAGTCAGAATGCCAACCCGTTCTTTGGCACCAATATCCTCGACCAGGTGCCGGTCGCCAAGCAAAGGCGCAGAGCATGAACCAAGAAAACATAGATTTCTGGCAAAGCACGTTTGTCAATACAGAAAAGTTCATGGAGGAGCATCACCGTCGCTGGCGTCGGCTGCATCGGCAGTACCGGCTTGATTTCAACGACGTAGTGTCGCTCGATTCCAGCAAGACCCGCAAGATCTCGCAGTTCTATCCGCTGGCCCGACAGATTATTGCCTCCATTGTCTTCCAGAACCCGCGCATCTTCTTCCGCGTATCAGCCCCGCAGAAGGCTTTTCAAGCGGAAATCATGCAGCGGACCATCAACAACGCGCTCGAATTGTCCGATGCCAAGGCGCATGTCCAGCAGATGGTCTTCGATGCCCTGTTTGCCTACCGTGGCATTCTCAAGACCGTGGTCAACCCTCAAGGCGACGATGATCTGATGCCGCCGTATGTGGCCAACGACACGTTGCAGAACGGCATGGTCGCTACCCTGCGCGTGTCGCCGTTCAACTTCTTTGGCGATATCGTCACGCCCAACCATGTGTTCGGTCACCAACGCTACTGTTACGAAAAAATGCTGGTGCCGATGGAGTTCGTAAAAGCCGACGAGCGCCTGCAGCATAAGGCCGATATCAAGCCCCTGACCGCCGACGACCGGGAAGATCTCATGCTCGGGGACTGGGAGTCGGACCAGGAGGGCGAAGACGTTGAGCGCAAGGCCCAGGAAGAGTCACGTATTCTCGGAGAGTACGTGCTGTTCCGCGAGGTGCATGACCGCATCCACAAAAAACAGTACATCTTCGCACAGGGCGTCAAGAAGCCGGTGCTGGAGATCGATCATCCGTTCCTTGCCGGGGAAACCCGCATGGCACCGGACCCGCTTACCGGCGAGATGGTCGCTACTGACGACTTCACCCCCAGAGGCGGCTTTCTGGTGATGAACGGAACGCCCTATACGTCCCTGACCTACGACAATACCCCGGAAGAGTTCTACGGCCTGCCGGTTATGGCTTACGCCGAGGATACCCAGGCTGGCATTGTCGAGTCGCTGACCCGTCGGGCTGACGGTATCAAGCGCAACTCGCGCACGATCCTGGGACGCAAGGGAGAGCAGGCCAACAACCCGGATATCGGTGACGATATCGACAAGGCCCAGGACGGCAAGATCATCTGGGTGGACGACGTACACAACTCCTTCTCGGAGATGACGCAGGCCACGCCCCCGGCCGATCAACTGGGCCTGGAGTCGGACTACCGCAACTACCAGGAGCAGATTCTCAACGTCTCGTCGCTGACCTCCGGCGGCGGTCCCAGACGCACCGCCACGCAGGCGGCACTGGAAGCCTCGTTCGGCCAGTTGAACCGTGACTGGATGCAGGGCAAGGTGGCCCAGGTATACAAGGAGCTGGCCTACAACTACGCCAGAATCATCAGCGATGTGCGCTATGAGCCGAAAGCCTTCCTGGTCAACGTCGCAGAGTCAGAGAACGATCCGGTGTTTGAGGCGGTGCGGGGCGATATGATGGCCGCTCGTTTCACCGTCGAGGTCGAAGCGTCGTCGATGAAGCCGATGTTTGAGGAGATTGAGAAGGAAGATGCCCTCGCGCTGGCAACCTGGCTGATGCAGTTCCCGCAGGTGCCCAGGAACGAAGTGCTGCGTCATGTGCTGCAGAGCTTCCGGGTGCCGAATATGGAGAAGTTCATCGGGGATGCGGCTCGAATCGACGCCCAGCGGGCTGCTCAGTACGAGAATCTGCTGCTGATGAGCGGACAGCAGGTCAGGGTGCATCCGGGTGAGCAGCATACAACCCACGCCGAGGTGCATAAGAAACTGCCGGAAGATCCCAAGTTCCAGCAGTTGGCCCAGGCCAACCAGATGCTGGCCCAGCAGATCATGCAAGCCATACAGCAGCACCTGCAGGAGCATCAGGAAGCCTTCCAGGCCCAGGCCGGAGGGGGTGGCGGTCAGACCCAGCCCAGTGGCAATATCGAGAGTATCGGTGGAGATGGCCGGGGCACCGGCTCTCCGTTGAGCCAGGTGCAGCAGACCGTCGGCTCGGTCAACTCTGCCGTACGCAGCAACGCCCAGAGAATCTCACAGCCCGGTGCCGTGATTGACAGGAACCAGAACTGAATGAGAGAGATTTGAAGGTATTTCTGCGAATCCCCACCGCTGCCGGCGTTGACAGGGAATTGACGCGCTGGCTGATGTGGTTTGCCAGAGAAATGCCAGATGCAGACATTGACATCCACTGCTCCTGCTGGGGCGTGGTCGAGAACAGGAACCAGATATGTCAACAATTTCTGCAAAGCGACTGCACTCACCTGTGGATGGTCGATGCGGATACGGTACCGCCGAAGAACCTGAATTTGCTGGATCATGCCGACGAATTTCCCTGTCTCAACGGCATCTACCAGCATCTGACGATGGAAGGACTGGTATGGGACACCTGGTTCAGAATGCCAGACAAGAACTACGCGCCGATCCCCCAGCGTCGATGGCCCAAAGAGCGCCTGTTCAACGTCGATGCCGTGGGCTGTGGCTGTATGGTGCTGCAAAAAGAGCTGGTCGAGGCGATTCAAGAGCCTCGATTTGAGATGCGTGACGGCAAGGGAGAGGACTTTCACTTCTGTGAGCGCGTTGCCGAGGCGGGATACAAGGTGATGGTTGACAGGGACTATCGATGTGACCATCAGAAGGATGTGAGCCTGCGGCTCCTGTCCCGCATAACGAAGGGTATCTGATATGCCTCGAATGGAGGATTACAAATGTTCTACTTGCGGTTTCGTCGAAGTTGATGTTTACTTTTCATTAAGGAGCGAGGTCACGCCTTGCCGGCCGTGCGTTGAGTGCGGCAGCGAGGCCAACAGGATCTTCGCCCACCCCAAACAGAACTTTATCCATACGACGCATTCGTCCATGTATGGGAAGTTCGAGCCGGGGCTGGGCGTCGTGGTCGAGAGTTACGGCCACAAACAGCGCCTGATGAGGGAACTGGATGTCCAGGAATCGTCTGATACTACGGGCGGCTCCAGGTGCTATCAGAAAACTGATCCCGGACCTTCCTCCACATCGCCAAGTTGGGTCAGTGACCCGCACGGCGAATAAGGACAGAATAAGATGACCGAAGTCGTCCAAACGGATTCTCCTGAAGAAGACGGGATCTCCGAATCTGCTGCTGACAGTGGAGTGATCGATCTGGGGGCTGACCTTGAGTCCCCGAGCGAAGCACCCCCCATTGAC